CAAGTGCTTTCTTAAAGTCTTTGTGATTAGCGTAGTAATCAATAGCCATTTGTTTATACCTCATGTAAGTAAAGTATTTAAATCAATGCCATACTCTTTCATAGTGTCTTGGAGTAACTCATTAACCTTAGACAATATAATCTTTTCTTTACCCGATAGCTCATCGTATTTGAGCTGGCATAATAGCTGAGTGTTAAACTCATTTAAGCACAGCGCTAAGTCTAATGCTTTAGTATGCCTTCTATGGTCATTAATATCTTCTAAGTTATCAAAGTCAAATGTAAAAGAAGCTTTCATAATTCGGTTATTTGTATAATTGATTATTGATATTTAACAGTTACGATCCGCAATAAAGGCAGCCTTCATCCTCTCCACCCTCTCCTGCATTTAGTATTCTTTCGCACTCCTTATCTACTTGTGCCTCACTCCAGTTTGGATTAAACATCTTTACTTGTGCCTTCAAAAAGTTATAGTTATTGTCACTCATTTATAATTAAGATTTATTAGTTATAACTATTAGTGTAATTAGCTTTTAGCTTTAGTTAAGCTATTAGCTATAGCTATTAACTCTATGCTTAGAGCTTAGATTCTGAGCTAAATGAGAGATAGAAGTATCCACCACTAAGATTTCTCTAAGTGTTGGGCTCTCATCTAAATGACTGTCTCTTTGCTTGTCGCTTGAGTTCTTCGCCATTATGAATTAGTGTCATCAGCAATGTGCACTAACCTGGTATCTATCTTTTAGAGTAATTGCCTACCCTAAGTAACCTGAGGCTTATACCTTCGCCATACCTCTGAGCTGTGTTACTATCCCGCAGTAGCTCGTTTCATTCTTTACGCTGCCGTTAATCAATTCCGCACATAAAAAATATAGCCCCCAATGCGCATGTGTGAGACGCAAAGGAGGCGTATAACCCTTAAAACCTAAAATTTATTCTAACAGTAATTTCACACATAGCACAAATGTAAAATATATTTATTACAACACTATAATTGTGGAAAACTATTTAGGCTGTTTAAAACGTAGTACTGTAATGTATATCCAAAAAGGCAGCCATACAAGGCCTGTAAAAGCTATGCCCACATAAGCGTACCAATGGTAGTTAGATAAGTGCCTCTGATGTCTGTAAACGTTCAGAGATAGAATTGTGAAGTGAAGTAGGAAGCCTACTAAGTAGATAATGAATAGTGTCATAGTTTTTTTCTTTTAGCTCTACGTTTTTTTATTGGTGTATTAGTTACCTCTGTTATTGGTTCGGGAGTAATCTCTGCCTCTATTGAAGCTAAGTCTCCTTCTAACTGCTTTTCTAATTTGTTCAATAGCTCATTCATGCAGGGAGTGCAGCTCGTGAAGCTTTTGCCGTCTCTGATGCCAAGATATTCTCTTCGTAGTTTAAATAGCTTAGCCATCTCACCAGGTGCTAACCTTCCGCGCTTTTTAATCTCTCTGATGTGCTCAAGCGTTGGCATCTTCCAATCCTTTTCCTCAAGCTTTGGCCATAACTTAGCTGGGCAGTCAGTTGCTGCATAACTTGCTAAGTGATCAACAGGGCAGCCGCATGGCTTAAAGATTATCTCACCAATTTGATGAGGCCGTTTAAATGGGTTAATTGCATTTACAGGAGGGCCACAAGTGCCAAACTGCTTATTGTAGACAGGGCACTCTTTACACACCTTAACTCTCGCTTCGAAGTCTGTGCTATTTATCATCATATCTGTAGTGAATTTCTAAGTGTTGTTTTCGCTTTCTTAATTGTACGGTAAAGATAGTTCAAAGGTATACCAGTCTCTTTAGCTAATTCCTGATAGCTGAAGTCATCCAATGCGTATAAGAAGAATAACTCTCTCTCAAAGTAGGGCAGCCTGCTAATAAAGATATCTAACTGCTCATTCTCTAAGCGCATGCCTACACTCTTGTTCACATCATCAATAATATCATCTTTCAAATCATTGCGTATCTTTTCGAATCTTAACCTGGTATAGTTGAATGAGCTATTACTGCATCGTGCAGAGAGTCTAATAGCGTTGCTCACGTAGTTATTAAGCTTGCCTCTATCATGGATATCTTGCAGCTTATCTTTATCTGATTCCAATATCTTAAGCAGCGTATCGTGCAGCAGCTCATCGGCTAAATCTTGGCGAGTAACAGTTGCTGCTACTCTGCGCCACTCGTTGTAGCACTTATTTATTTCTGAGTGATAGGTACTCATCTATAACTTGTTTGGCTTCATCAAAGCTCTTGCATGTAACTGCATGATAGCCGTTGTTAATTAACTTTGCTTGCCAATCCTTTTGGCTCTGACTCATAACACCCTTAGCTGTTTTCATCTCTATAGCTAATCCAAAGAATGGGCCCTTAGCATTATAGATAAAGATATCAGGGAAGCCTTTGACGTACCCTGTTTTCTTCATCTTTACCGCCTGCTTCATGGATGTACGAACACCACCAGCTGAAGCGCAGTAAAGTAGACGCGGATACTGAGCGTTAATATAGTTAATAACAGCCTCTTGTATTAAGGCTTCCTCATTCTTCATGACTCAAAATTAGTCTATTAACTTAATCTAAATCAACATCTTATTCACATACTTATTCACATAGCATTAAGCGCTATATCTTTGGCTCATTAATTTGCTTTTGGTTTAGCACATTGATTATTGATTTCTGAGATAGGCTTGCAAACGTGCAGGCCTATTTTAGTTTATACCATGTAGGGATAAAAAACATAGGGAGTACTCCCTAATTGCCCTTAATTGTCCCTTTAAGGTATAATTTTTAGAAAAATTCATGCAAGTAATTCGGCTGTACTTCGAATTGATGTAGATTATTTTACACAAAATGCACATTAAAGTGTGCAATATCCCTCATAAAGCACTTTTAAGTACGATAAAGTGCGCTAAATCACACTTTAACTTAGATAAAAGCATATTTAGTATAGTTGCGATTTAGCTCAAAGAAAGCTCTCATCATTATAGCATCTGCTATATCGGGAGAGATTCCTCCGGTGCGCTGGCTAATAGTATCTTTAGATGTTACTCTTAACTTACCTTCCTTATCAGGATCTACTCGCCTAACTAACTCAAGCTCTTTTACAATATCTTCTTGCCATTTGATAGGTAAGGTAATCTCATTCTTGTCTATTAGCTCTCCTAATCTGAAATAGCAGTCTGCTTTTAAGTTCATGTATTGATTACCCCTAACAGCTTTACTGCCGTTCATAAATTCCCTGCATCTAAGGCTATCTACAAGGCCACCACCTACCCCATCAGCATCTGCGAGTACGTTGCTTAGCCTTATTCCATGCTGATTCATTAAGCGCTGTATCTCTGCCTTAACTTCATCCTGTCTCTTTTGGCGCAGTATTACAATATCAATGCAGCTTAAACCTTTCCATACACAAAGCACAGTTCTATCTTTACCAAGCCGAGCTATATCTGCTGTGATATATCCCTCACCTACATTCATAGGCTCTCTGAAGCATCTGATTAATTCATCATACATGTAAAGTCTATCTGAGCTATTATCAAATTCCCAATCTCCCTCAAGCAAGCGCTTCCTATCTGCTTCAGGTAATCGGGTGAGGCTTGTTACGTATGAATCAGGTAAGTGTATATTATCTCCAGGTAATGCTTGTACAAAAGCTCTGTGCTCAGGCAGATTCTGATTCTTGTATGGTAAGTAGAATTGATTGTATATCCATCCCTTCGATGGATTACACGTGAGTAATATCTTAGGCTTCAGCCCGAACTCGTTAAGCTTGTATCGGATACGTGAGCTAACAATGCTATAGGCCTTCTCAGTTATCTCAGTTGCTTCATCTATAAATACATCAGTGACTTCTAACCCTCCTAAGTCAGTCATCATAGGATCTGATGGATAAAGAAACAAATCGGCTAAGATTATCTCTGAGCCATTGCTGAACTTAATGATGTGGCTCTGCTGATTATAGATGAAATCTTCGCCTGCCTTTAAACCAATCTCATTAGCCACCTGAAAGAAGGTAGCCATTGTAGTCTTTTTAAGCGTATCTAACTTAGCTCGGCCTATTAGTGAGCGTGTACCTGGATATTTTAAACGTCTAAGAATCTGCCACATGCACCCGAGCATAGTCTTCCCACCGCCTGCAGCTCCTCCGTAGAGGATAGTTTCTACATCACTGTCTACTGATAAGAATTTAAGCGCCTCGCTTTGTCTTGTAAGAGGCTTGAAATTGTATTCTATTTGTCGCGCCATTGCACAAAGTTAGGCACAATGTACGTACTATCAACAGGTTTACTAACTCTCTCTAAATTCAATTCCATCAGGTAAGCGCCCAAAGGTTTAGGAGGCCTCATACGCTCTACGTGAAAGCCCATGTAACCCTCATCGTATTCCTCTTTATAAGATGCAGTTCTAATGTGATGCACATATCTCATATTGATTCTATAGCCACCATTATGAGCGTAAGCTAACTCCTCTACCATATCGGCATGGTGATAAAGCTCGTGCACGTGTCCGCTCCAAATGCAGTCAGCGCCATCTATCATAACACCCATTCGGTTATTTTGAATAACTCCCTTCGTAACTACTCCACCGCCACCACTTCCATGGTAGTATTTTGTTTTGAATACAACAGCAGTAGTCTTGCCCTTAAGCACTCTATGAATCCACCAACCGCCATAGCCACCTACTAAAACATTAGTGCCTGCTTCTCTATTCAAGCCACTAATAAAGCGCTCTATTAAATCAGTCTCACAGTTCTTTATTATTGCAGTCTCATGGTTACCATAGCCCACAAACACCATCAGGTGAGCGTATGGCTTAAACCAATCTATAGCAGTGTTCACTAAAGCATCTAAGTAGTTAGCTACGTTATGCTCCGGGCGAATATCATTCTTACTTCTACGCGGATCGTACTTGCCCTGCATAGCACAGAATAAATCACCATTCACAGCAAAGTAGATGTTTTCTTCTAAGCACTTATCTAAATGAGCTTTGAGTAGCTTTCTATCACAGTGAGGATTGTCCCAGTGCACATCTGACATCATGAGGAACTTATCCCCACTCTTGCACGTTGTGATTATTATATTTCTACCCTCGCGAGATGATGTAATCATTAGTTATTATATTAGATTTAAGCTCCTGAAAATGCTTCTTAAATTCGTTGTAAGGCACGTCTATTACAAGTGCATTATCTACCCCTTGCATGAGTGCTAATGTGCGCTGTCCTACGTAGTAAGTTCCATCACTTCTAAACTCTACTTCAGCCTGAATACCTACACATTTGCGCGCATCAAACATAAAAGGAATGTTTTCAGCATAGGTAGCCTCGTTACCGATATCTTCGGTATAGTTCCATTGAATAATATAAGTGCTGCATAACTCAGGTA